GTAAAAAATAAAATTGCTAAATTTTTTAAGTTAAATGGCGCGGCCGCGATGAAACAGTGCCTTATGGAACATGGACCTTTACTTGTTATTGTAGAATGGCATAGCGACAATTAGCTTAGAAACGGTATTTTAACTATTAGTAATAATAAGGATACTCTTGAAGGACAGCACTGTATGGTTTGTTATGGTTGGAATCAAAAAGGTTGGATGATACAAAATTCTTGGGGCAGTACCTGGGGAGATTTAGGCAGAACAATTATTCCATTTAATACTAAGTTTGTTGAAGTTTGGGGTATTTCAGATTCTAAGAATATAGAGAATGATGGATTAAAGATTAAAAAACCATATCAAAGCGAATTGGGCTAGAAGTTAGCTAAAGGACTTAGTGATTTATTAAATAATATTTTAAAGCGTTAAAAGGAGTCATATTTCTTAATGATTGAAGTAAATAATATTGAAGTTTTTAATTTTGAGGGAGCTTTTCGTGGATTACGTAATCCAATGAATAGTTGGGATAAAGGAGATACTAAAGAAAGATTTGACTAGGACGATTCTTCAATAATTCATAGTATAGGAATAGGTCCCAATGATATGAAACTCGCGCAGCGTATGATTGGCGGCGGACCGGAAGAGGCTAAGTTTTTACGTTAGATATTCATTACTATGGATATAGATGCTCCTATTTTCTGGTAAACTAAAAATCTGCCAGTAAACACTTTACCGTTTATCAGCGGGGTCGCTTATGCGGCTAACGGGGAAACCTCAGCACATAATGGTGGTGGTAATCCCGTGGGAAATATAAATAAGTCTCAAATTCTTATAGTAATGGATACATATTTCTACTTATAAATAGAAGAAATTAAAGAGGTAAGAAATATGAATGGTCCAAAAGACGATTTAACAAAATATGAATTTGGCTATTTAAAGCCTTTATATTATATTAAAGGCGGAAAATGGCATTGCAAATGCAGATGTGGAAATGAATTAGACGTCGATACAAGGAATCTAAAATCAGGGCACAGTAAAAGTTGCGGTTGTTTAAAAAAAGAAAATGGAAAAGATAAAGTTTATGATATGTCTAATTATGAAGATGAAAACATAAAAGTTTTATCAAGGAATGGCTCTGATAGTCAAGGAATTGCTTTATGGAATTGTTTATGTAAACATTGCGGTCATATCTTTATTACGCGAGGCAGTAGTATTCGCGCTGGATATATCAAATCTTGTGGTTGTGTACATTCTCAGAATGAATAGATTATTAGCAAATTACTGGATGATAATAATATTGAATACGCTACCTAGTATACTTTTCCAGATTTGTTTGGAACCAATGGCGGGAATTTAAGATTTGATTTCGCTGTTTTTGATAATAATCATAAACTTTCTCATTTAATTGAATATAATGGCTCTCAACATTATATAAAAACAGAAGATAAATGGGGCGAACAATTTGAACAACGTAAAATTCATGATTAGTTAAAATTAGATTACTGTAAGAAAAATAATATTAAATTAATCATAATAAAATATGATTAGAAATATACTATTGAAGACTTATCTTATAAACCTGTAGAGACTATCTCCAGTGAGATGGAGAGTAGGGTTATTATTGATACATAACTCGAAATGGTGTTCTCCCGAATGGGAGTAAAAGATAGTCCATTCTAATATGAAAATATTAGGTTGATGGGAAGGAATTCGATACCTACAAGGTAGGTACAACTGCTAATTCTTGTAGTACAATGCATAAACTTACAAGCAACGAAATCAGCGCGCGAAACTTTTCATTTATTAAATCAGAAGAATTTGAAGACCAATATAGTCAATATTTTATTAAAACCGCACAAGAAGAAATTATTCAATATTGCGAAATTCTTCGTAAAGCATATAATAAAACAAAAGATAAACGCATATGGCGCGCACTCATAGAAATCTTGCCTGAAGGATGGAATCAGCGTCGCACGTGGACAGCAAACTACCAAGTTTTAAGAAATATTTATTTCCAACGTAGAAATCATAAATTAGACGAGTGGAGAGAATTCTGTAAGATAATTGAAGGATTACCTTATGGAAAAGAACTTATTTGTTACGAAAAAGCGAAAAAGGAGTAAATTATTATGACAATTAATTACAAAAATAAATTTTATATTTATCACCCCGATGGGAAATTTACAGAAGAACAGCTTATGAAAATTCTTGATGCGGCGTACAATATGGGAAAGAATGAAGG